TGATGCTATTTTCATTAGACCTATTATGTATTCAAACAGCACATTGATAGGACAACCACGACGACCAGTGATTGTTGTTCCTATTCAAAATGCCGATACATTTGACGAGTTCGCTGACCCTGAGAAATCAGTTGGGCCGGAATTCCCAGCCCACGAAGATGGAAGTGCAAGAGATGACGGTGGGGGTATAGAGCGAACCGACGAATACATTACTTATCTTTTATCAAAAGCAATCACTGCAAGTTACCTTGATACGGCAAAAGAAGTAGACTTACTTTCAAACACCACAATGGATAAGGTGTTTACAGCCACTATTGGTGAATCATATCACGGACATAATTGTAGATTAACAATTACACAACAGTACGCCTCTTCACTTGGCGCATTGTCCGATACAATCAATACGACGCTCGGAGTAGGGCAAATGCCTGTCACTCAAGGTTTTTCAGGAGGTAGAAGTGGTAAGCGTGTAAAGAGTGCTGGAGACAAAGTTCAAGATTTACTTGGTATTTTAGCAAACAGTCAAAACTTTGTATCAAATCCTAATATCAACTGGATTAGTACAGCCTTAAGTCTTGGTGCTGATTTTATCAATAAACATGTATATGATAAAAATGCGTTAGCAGGTGATTATATTCGTGGAATACAAATCCCTTACCTTACCCATGTCACGAAGGGTAGGAATGCTCTTGATTCGCATGTAGCACAACGCAACTTCTTTTTGACAACGGAAGGAGATACAAGTGGTAAACTTTCCAGCATCAATGATATTCATTCTTCACGACTATTCTCGCACAATGCCGAAGGTCATTTGAAAAACGGAATTAGTGGGTTAGTGGCTGATGTCAATTTCCATCGTGAAGCGGAAATGAAAGCGTATGAGTTCAGTCTTAAGTTCATAGCAGCAGATGTTATTCTATGAGGTGTTTTGATGGCAATTCCAATACGACTTTTGGCAGGCTTGAAAAATGATATTCAAGTCAATCTAATTGCCCAAAGTATTGATATGACGGTAGAAAGGAACATATCGGCTTTCCCTACACCAAATAATTATCTTAAGCGATTTGCCATTGATACAAACACGCCAAGAATGACAGTTGAAATTCATGGAATTATCACAGATGATGAGGGTATTAACCTACAAAGTGTAGGTGCAGGGGAAAGTGCAGTTTCTACATCACCTGCCAAGACGCTAATTAATTTTGGAAGTCTATTAGCCACCGAAGCATTTTCAACCTACACACCAATAAGTTCGGCAAGAGAATTAAAAGGAAATGTATTAGCCCCAAGAGAGCATACTTACGGTAAACTTCGCACATCACAATTATATCGCAAAGAATCAACGGATTTACTTAGCGGCCTTCAAGGGGAAGGATTGGGTTCGTATGGAGGTTTGAATCCATATGGATTAGCCAAAAAGAGTACAGGAACAATTGTAGAAACAAATATACCTATTGAGCCAAATCTAAAATTTACAGGGGCGCATTCTATCGGTGCAACTGGGGCATTGAATGTTGAAACAACTTTGGGTTCATTGAGTATTACCGATAACCCGGATTTAATCGGTGCAGAGAGGCTTATGAGTGTTGGCGATAGAGTTGTTAATAAAAGTAATACTTTCATCGGAATTATAAGTGCATTAACTTCTACAACGGTTACATTTGAAGATGCGCTTACTGTTGCAATATCTGCGAATGACAAATTGTATATTACTCCTAAATGTTTTAATTCTAAAAACGAATTCGTAGGGTATGTCACTTCTATTTACGACGACTCTGCTGTGTCGGTAGGCTCTATCCCGCGCTGGTATGTTCAATTCTCTGATGTTATTGAAACAGATTTAATAGAAGGGGATATTCTATCATTTAACAAAAGTAACGATTCAGTTGAGCAATCGTTACATGGTGAATTCATTAAAATCGTTCCTTCGTATTGGTTAGAAGATGTTAGGCGCAACCCAATTACATCCTTATGTAGACGAGACAGTGGGATGGGGATTAATCAATATGGGCATGTCGGTATTCGTTTACAATTTAACGCAGGCCAACGACCAACCTTACTTGGCGGAACTGCTACTCCGACCATTAGATATACGACAAGCAGCACTTCAAGAGTCGGTGGTTTTGCCTATACACGAGATAAAGAAGATGCCTATCACTTTGATGCAGTGGTTTTAATTCCCATCAAAGGTATTGCGACAACTAATGGTAAAAACCCTGCCGTGATTATGGCGAGTCTTATAGAAGATGCTTTGCAACTTACTGGGAACATCACTAATTTTAGTTTCAAAGTCAATGAGCAAGGGCAAACTTTACCTGATGCTTTCAAAGTATCAAGATACGAATCCATCGTTGTCATTGAACAGAAGTATATCCCTGATAATCCAGTAAGTGACCCTTACCCCTTTAGTCCAGCACTTCGTGATATGGTACAAGTTGTGCAGGCGGATAATCTTATTGATAATGGTGCTAAAAAATCGGCTGGAGATAAAGTGCAAGATTTGATTGGTTTAGTTTCTAATTCAAATAAAAATATTGATATGTTTCGTGGAATACAAATCCCTTACGACAGTCTTATCACCAGTTCGGGTGTGACAGGTATTGCGAGAAACTTTTTCTTAACCTTCGGAGACATACCTGCTACAGAAAAAGGCGCACTTGCAAATACAAGGTCGGCTTCGGAGTTGATGAATCAAATGGTCATAAACTCAGTAGGCGGTAACATTGATGATGATGACAAAGAGGGTCTATTTGATTGGATTGAAAATACACCCATTGCTGGAGAAATAGTATCTATTTTTGGTTTTCTTAAATCGGTTATTGAAGATACGCTTGTTACGCTCGGTACAGAGGCTCACGGTAATGATGGTGGGATTAGAATTATGCCTGAGAAACTTCATGTGCGGTATGATGCTGGCAACAACTACTACGCATTCACTATGCTTTTGGTAGCCACAGACTTTGTAATAGGTGTATGATATGAGTTTGCTAATTAATCCCGGCTACGGACTTAAGTTCAACGGTATCAGCGATAGCGTTCTCGTACCTGTAAATACAAAGCAAATTCACGGTGTACAAGATGAAGAGCGTAAAGGTTTGCCTCGCTCGCTTTCGTCGTTTACGCTTGAAACTTGGTTCATTCCCGATTGCGGTGGCGTGATTTTTGAGCAAGAAAATGTCATGCGTTTGACTGTAGGCAGCCCAAGTAGCCCAGCACCTGCGACTTTTGAAGTGCGTTTGTATAACCCTTCCAGTGGAAGAGATGCTGTCTTTTCAATTTCTACTGCAAAACCTATCACAAAAGCCAATGGTCAAATTGCATACTGGGAAGGAATTCTTTTCCCTGCTGCAAATGAGATTCACGACGCATACTTAGCCACAGATGCAGAGCGCAATGATGTTACGGCTTTCAACAGCGGTCACCGAGAGTTGCTAAATGTCACCGTATCGTTTGATGGTAGAGTCATTACTATGTTTGTCAATGGTGATGTTGCGGTTTCGCAAACATTGGAAGAGGTGCATGAATTAGTCACTCAGCAGAATCACATCTATTTGGGCGGCAGAGGTGGCGACTTTAGAGGAACGCTTGAGGCTGTTCATTGGATGAGAGGAGAAGTGCCATCTGCTTATCAACAGTATTCGCCTATGAAGAGTGATAATACGCTTGGGCTTTGGAGGTTTGAAGAGCCAATTGAGCCGTTTGACCTCATAACGACAACACCATCTATTACCGCATCTACATCGGCTACATCAGTCATCAGTATAGGTACGAGTAATGCCCAAGCATTATTGGATGAATTAGCAGGTCAAAGTGGACTTACTGCTATAGATTTCACAACCAGTCCTTACAGTTCCGGTGATTATTCATTAACAGTATATGCGGCTTCTTCAACGACGACAGTTGCCATCCCTAAAGTTCCTTACAATATTTTGGTTAATCCGCTCGGATATAATCAAAACACAGGTAAACCTACGAACAAAGCACCTGAGCGCATGCGACTCATGTCTATTGATGCAAGTGCTGGAACAATTACAGTTGAGTCCATTCACTTGGACTTTGGTGCAAATCCGACCAGTGGGAGAAGAGGGGCATTGATGAATCACGATGCTGGTCAATTTGTCATTATTACAGGTGACTGTATTGTAGATGCAGGTAACGGTAACGAGTTCCAACCATATGGCAGTGGCACTCAGTTTTCTCAGCGACAAGGGCAGATATGCATTGACGAAAGTGATTTTGAAAATCACGGCATGATGTTCTCATTAAGTATGGCGATTGATAGTCACGAATACAACAAGTTTTCTGCCAGCACGACGAACATGGGTTCTACTTACTTGACCGGCCACTGTGGTCGTCATATCTACAATCATGTTACCAGTCATCCGTTTATGGGTCTTTTACCACCTACTCAATCGCATGTGGTTGAAAAGAAATTAGACATGGGGGCTGATGTCATTGAAGCGACTTTCCCAGCCCAATACAACGACCTTCGTAGCACTGTTCCAATCAATAGTATCGTGTCAAGTTACGATGTGCATGGGCCGATTAAACTTAGCAATATTGTATCATCCAGCACTGTTAATTTGTTAGTTGAGAACGGTATGTCAGGCATTGATGATACTCAGCGTGACATCATCGCCATCGGTGGTATTAACTTTGACCCAACACCTTTCTTACTCAAATCCCTACCAACCAATAGCGAAAGCGGTAACACCCGATTTATTATACCATCAAGTGAAAGTAGAATCGCTACATTGTCAGTGCCAAATCTTGCTGACTATGATTATGCACCTTTTGTTCAAATCCACTATAATGCCATTGATTTAGAAGGCACAGAATTTACAATTGGCGCAGCCTCAAGGCTAACTGCAAACATTAGTGGTGGCGACACTATATTAACTCTTCAAAGCGTTAAGCCGTTTGGCTATGATGGTCAACGAATATCGGCTGGACTTATCCGTATCGGTGATACACCTGCTTCTGCGACTGTAACTGTTTACGCTATTATAGATTATGCGACAAACACTTTGACGCTTGACTCTGCCGCTGATGCGGCTTTCGTTACTCTTGCTACTACAGGTGCTATCGTAAGAACCATCAGCCAAACTCCAAAACTCATGGTAACAAAAACCTTGCCAAAAGTAAGCACCATTCTCACTGGCTCGTATTCAATCCTTGATTTAATCAAGGAATCAATGGCAATTGCTGAGTTGGAACTCTTTTCGCCCGGAGGTATCATTGAGTTTGAAAAGCCCAGCATGGGTATGTTTCAAGATGGAGATTTAGAAGGCGATAACTCCGAAGGGTTGATTGCAGAGAATGTGTTAAACTACGACCTATGCCCTATCAACTATTTACCTCTTACTTCAACCGACCCTCCAAACAAACCACCACAGGCAATCACTGTGGCTACATCGGAACTATCATCACGCAGTTCGGTATTCCACCGTGTATTTGTAAGAAGTAACAAGTCAGTAAGTCAGTTTGAAGAAGTGGCTGATATACGATACCAACGAGCCAGTAACGGTATTCGTTTACGAAGCGGTGTTTATATTAACAATTCATCGGGTTATGCATCTTCTACTATTAGTGCGATGACAGTTGATGGTGTAGATGCGACTACAGTATTTGCTATCGGTGATATTCTTTACAAATCTAATGGAACAAATCTCGGTACAGTCACTGGCGTAACTGCAACAACTGTTACCATTGGTGGAGGAACATCCGATTCGGTTGTGGATAATGACGAATTATTTAATCAGCCGCAAATCTTTGGCATAGGAACAAGTAACCAAAGCACTTGTGTCAATGAATACTTTGACATTATTGAGCATACATCAAATGAAAATGTCATGCGATTAGTCATTCAACCCAGTGACCGAAGCAGACTTACCATGTTAGCCAAGATGATTTCTACAACAGAGCGAGCGAATCGTATCTCAATTGAACGATTGGTTTCTCGTGGAAGAGTTTTATCTTTCTCCGATGATGCGGATGGTAACCATATTATGCGAGCGCATGGTGTTACCAGCGACCTTTCATCATCCAGTGTATATGTCAAAGGTTCAGCAGCACCTGATAGTCATATCGTCAAAGAAATCATGCCCGGTGCGCCAGTTGTCACGATGACGCTTGGTGGTGCTGGACAAGGGGCTATCAATACTAAAGAAACATTTGACCCAAGTCCGTTAGCACGATTGGCTTGGAATACTCGTCAAAACTGTCAAATCGCTGTTGCATCCACAACCAGCACAACAGTTACAGTGACTCCCCTCAATAACCGAACAGAGGATTTGCAATCATGGGGAACTTACTGTTTCCCAGCAAAAGGCTTCATTTATCTTGAAATGCCAAAGAACAAAGGTGAAGGTACACGATTTTCAAAAGCCGAATATACCAGCAAAACAGGTGACACTTTTACATTTGCATCGGGTACAGGGCATCTCGGAACGGGTCAGTTTATTCTCGCTGATGGCTCGGAGGCAGACTCACTTGCTGATTGGATTACATCAACAGGTATCACTGCCGGTAGTGTGCTGCATGTAGACGATAAGTTTGGTGAAGAAACTATGTGCAGTGATGGAACGACCATCAATGACCGATTATTTCAAACTCTTGATACTGTTCAGCATGACTATCAACTCGGAACACAATATGCAAGCACTCGTGCATTGGTAGAAATTCCTTTGTTTGAAGAATTCTTTTTTGACAAGCCCGACAAAGGTATTTTTCCCGGCCCTGATAACAGCATGAAGATTCATATTGATGCAACTCACACAGCGCATTCTTGGAATCCTAATCCAGTTGGGAGGAGAGCCGATGCAGTTTCACCCAAAGACCCCGAAGTGTTTGGGCCATTTTCTTATACAATTCAAAATAAAACACATCGGTCAGGTACGAAAGTTACACGACCTTATGATTCTGCGGTTCACCGAATTTATGTAGAAGATGCTGACATTTTCCCAATACCATCCGCCCCTCCGGTTACTGTTGCTAATCTCGGAGGTAGCGCACGATACAGGAGAGCCTACTTAGCCAACGGAGAATGGGTGATTTATTCGGCAAGAGATTTGACAAATAATTACCTCACTGTCGTTGGTTCTGCTGGTGACGATTATATTTCCAGCAAGAACTTTTTTAGAGATTTGAAAGTAGGTGCTTACTTACTTTCGTCACCGAGTTACCAAGATATGAATTACAGCGGTATTGCTGATAATCCTACACTTGATAGTGCGGGATATGAAAGTCGTCGCTCGTTCTACTATGACCGCTCAAATGTCATGACTCAAGGTGGGAATGTAGACTATGGGCTAAAGCAATATGTAAGCGCCATTGAATTGAGGGCTGGGCCAAAAAGCAATCCGCATTTACCGAAGATTCAATCAAAGCGACCAACAGCAACTGTCATTTCACTTACAGGTAGCCCTGCTACATCATTAACATTAGACGATGCTTCTCTTTTCCCTAAAGATAGCCCCGATACCGATTACAAATTTAGAGTTGCATGGAGAGATACCAGTGGCACTGTGCATCGTGGTTTTTATGATGGGAGAACTGACAACACACTTACCATCGTAAGTCCTGATGCTGGCTTTAGCCCCGTTGTTGGGAGTGAAATATATGTAGAAGATTTGTATGCTACATCGGCTGGTACTTATCCTAAAGTCAAAGAGACTTTCCTTAACAGAGCGTGGGCGCATCCATTCTGTGTCGGAGGATTGCGACAAGGCGATACGGTTTGGATGAACATGCATTATACCAATCCACATGCCATTGAAGGCTTATTCTGTAAAAGCAGAGGAACACTTAACGAGGCAGAGGTTTGGTCAGGCTTTACTGGTGGAGTCGGTGCATTTGATGCTAATCCGAGAGACAGCATACCGATGGAGAATTTTCTCATTGGAGACAGTTGTATAGAAACGGCTCAAAATCTTGTGCAGCATATCAATAAAACAATTGAGTTGAACTACGATACGCTTGGACTATCCACTACTCCTCCAGTCGTGGCTTATCTTGACCCTTATCAATGCACAGATAAATTCGCAAGAGTTCTTCTCTATGATGTTGAGCATGACCGTGAGTTCATCGCATTCCAAGATATTCACATGCAAGTCCAAACCAGCCCTGCTACGGCATCTATCGGTTCGGATAGCAAGTTGAAAACAGGGGAAATAGATAACAGCGTCGCTGCCAGTGGTTCTTTGCTGGATGTTGCCGCTGGCTTCCCAAGTCAAAATAAAATGCTCAATACAACAGAAGATTCGGATTTCATTGAGGCAGCGTATTCGCACAACTCGGATTGGAACGAAAGCACAAGTGGCGGTTTATCTACTCATTCAGTTGGTGGCGTTGCTGGGTTAGACGATAATGGTTATTCAAATCGTACAAATGATTCTACGGTCAACACTGATGAGGCGGCAGCGAAGCATGACGAATTTGAAGATGGAGTTAAGGAACAATCTACTTTCTTTGATACACCCGATGGAACACGAGTTATTCCGGCATTCTTAGCCATGAAAGGAATTCGTAACACTTCTTTGGTATTAAGTGATACACGGATGAACAACCTTGACCATTGGACTGATATGGACTTTGTAAGAAGATTGAGTGTGGATTTGGGTGAGGTTTCGCTACGAGATGGAGTGACAAATATTCAATCAGCAGCGAGAGAAGTAGTCCGTCTAATTAACCAAGCAGGTGCAAAGAATGGCAAAACACACGCACGACGACCTAACGACCAATTCTTAGGAACGATGAACGATGACCCTGCTTCCAAGCACCAATACGCTGACTTTGCTGCTACGGCTTCTACTCATGACCCAGCACCATTTTGGGATGTAAAGAAAGCATTCTCAAGTCACGATAGAGGAACGCATATGGGATATGTTCGTGCTCATTTAGGTAGAGTAGTTCTTGATTCGGATGGCAATCAAGGCTTTTCAATTATCATACATTCAACTGTGCCGGGTGCAGGTGGAAGAAATTTCTGTGCTTGGCTTGATAGTAGTCGTGCTCAAACACCATACAGACCTCAATACCTCATCGGACACGGTGGGCGATTCCGCAACTATTGGTGTCAGCCTGACGAAATCAGTGGTGAAAACATGCACCCTGCGCCAATGCCAATTAACCGATTCGGTAGACCATTTGCACCGATTACAACACTCAAAGAGTATTTACCGCCCGAATTTGCTGATGATGAGACAACCAATAACTTACACTTAGGCGCTGATATTATTGCCAGTCAAGGGGTGTTAGCCGAAGCCAACACTGAAATGGTGTCGGGTAGAAATGCAAATACGCTTCTTAACGAATCCTTTGAAACAAAAAGCCCTGCATCAGTTCTTGTAGACGGGCTTCGTGTAGGTACGAAGGCTAAGGCAAGAATCAACTTCGGTGGTATGACGCAGGCTGGTATTCCCGGCTGGTCACCCGATTTAAGTCGCTGGGGATTCACTAACGATGGAACGATTAATGTAAGTCGCTACGGGAATACAACAAACGCCAGTAGTCCGATGACCTTTACGACAGAAGGCTATCAAGATGGTTATATTCCTTCTAATGATATGAAGTCGGCCAATATTGGTAATAACCCACTTTACGGAATTCGCTTTGATGACCATAGAGGCAGTAGTCATACTATCCGCCTACTTTACAAGCAATACGGACAAAAGTTTGCTGGCGAAAATACATTCTTACCACCAACCCTTGATGAAGAAGTTATCATTCATTTTGATGATAGAGATGTAAGTCAAGGTGGCTTTACCATTGGTCGTCACATGGTGGGTAGTGGAGAAGTGTGTGGAGAAAAAACAGGCGGTACGCTTATTGATTTCAAAGGTAATCTTTGGAACACATATCCTTCACCCGTTGTAGGTGTGTTGGCTACAACCGCCTTATCCAGTGGCACAATGACGGTGACATTGGATGCACCTTATGATGGCTCGGAAGCATTGTTGAATTCTCATCCTGACCTTCTTGGTTATCTTGGCTTCCCTGAAAGCGGTATGTTCCAGTTATCCACTCAAAGTGGTGTTCAAGGATTAACTTTCTATTACACAAGTCGCACACACGATGATGCTACTGGAACTCACAAGTTCTTCGGAGTAGTCGGTGGTGCTGCGAACTACAGCGACACTGACTGGTATCTCAGTCCAAGAATCAACTTTACCAGCCTTCTTACTGATGAAGTCATTGCAGCAGCCGTAGCCTATGCTATCAATACAGATGGCGCTACTCAAGACAATGTAGACTTTACCAGTTTTGATTGCACTAACATGTTTGCACCCGATGGTAAGACATTAGGTGAATGGGGTGTGAGTGCTACCGCTATCCGTATTAAAGTAAGAAGTGACGCAAGTATTCCTCTCAGTAACTTGTTTGAGGCTTCGGTTGCTAAAGATTGGGGCATTCTTGACGGTGTTTCAACAGAAGCCGTTACTACTGCTCATCTCGGTGGATTAACAACTGCGGAAGTTGATAACGGTACTCGCCTTGATATTGGGTATATTCCTAAGACAGTATTACATATTAGTACAAAATACAGAGGAACGAATGCAAACACCGCTACACCTGTATTAGTAGATAGTCAAAACAACATCGTAGATGTGACCACATGGCAACGAAATCTTCGTGGTGAAAATTATACTGATGCGCCCGGTGACCACATCATTCCAAGAGTAGATTCACCTTGTCTTGTTGTAGGTTCTTATTCCTCCGGCTCAGGTAAATTTTCACTCGCTACCGGACAATCTATGGCATTGCTTGCTAAGCCTGCTTGCGACGACCCCAATTCTTGGGGAGAGCCTATCATTGTGTGGCATAATGATGACGAATACGCCATAGTTCGCAGTGACCCCGGTGCTTCAAGTCTTACGGATTTTAAATTTGATACGAATGTGGGTTTATCCGGTTCATTCCATATTGCAGCAGGTGAAGTATTTTTCAAGCGTAGCACGAATTTACGAAGTGCAAAAGAAACAGATGGTATTCGCATCGCTGGTAGTAAGCAGAGTAACCCTTTGCTTTACTTTAGAGGCGCAAGAGACAGCCCTGACCATTTTGTGCCTCTTTACTTCGGTGGAGGCTTTAGTGGCGTTGTCGTTGACATTAATGACGGTACTCAAAACGACTATTCGGATTTCTATACTCACCCATACTCAAGTGGCCCGACTGGTTCTGCTGGATTCCAAAATGTGGGCGAAATCGCTGGCTCATTTGCACTTATTGATACAAATGCGATGATGGCAATGTTTCCCGGCACACCGTATCTTGACCAACATAAAGGTCAAAACAATCCACCGTTCTTCAACCAAGATGCGATTTTACCCTTTGACATGGCAAAGGGTGCAAACACAGGTGTTACAGGACTGACATACACAGATACAGGCGCAAATAACGAAGTAAGTGTCAACTTACCAAGTCCAATCATTCTACGATTTGCTCACCCTCACGCACGATATAGTGCGGAAGGAAATAATGCACAACAAACTTCGTACATCATTTTTGGGCCGGGTCAGGCTTTCCCTCACAATAGCGCATCTACTGAACCACAAGGTGCGAGTATTGTAACTCAAGGAAATGGTTACAGTGCTGTTCCTATCTATATTGGAGGTAAAACTGGTGATGATTCGTTTTTACCAAATCAGTTAGCAAATGGTGACATTACAGAACATAGTGGTTTGAATCGTGAAAGTAGTGCCGCTGCTCATTTACCAATGACAACTTTCTTCCAAAAGAACCATGCACAAGGATTCAATTATGTAATGAACTGGCAGCCTACCAAAGGCTTCCCGTCTGTCAATGCATCATCATCAAGGACTTATTCACAGCCCTATACAAGCGCCTTTTTCTTTGAAGGTACAGATGGTGCTACAACAGGATTACCTAAGCATTATCATCCATTTAGTTATGTATTCAGCGATATTAGTGGTAATGCGATTGGTAGTGCGACTTATCCAAAGACTCGTAAATCTTCTGTCATTTGGCACATGGATGGCGGCTATCATCCCGGTGGACATTTCCTTGATGACCATGTACGAAAGAATCCAAAGAATCCAGTCAGCGGAAACTTCCTTGACAGTGGTGCTGGTGCTAAGTATAACACCAGTTCATTCCGACCATGTGGATTACTTGCCAAAGCCTATTTGTCATACTATGGTGGAACGCCTAACAACCAAGCAGTTGCTGATAATGTCGTCGTCGTTGATGCCACTCGTTGTCAAAACGCAGAAGAACTTGGGGCAGTATTAAGTGGCGCTATCAATACATTTCCCGGCACAGACCCGCTAAAGGCCATTGGTGGAACATTCATGCCAAGTATGCAAAATGCCCACAATCAAGACCGATACGGATGGGTTGAGGTTGATGTATCAAGTTACACAGCCGAATCAGGCGTAACACCTGCAAGCCTTACAGTGTCAAGTGTAGCGACAACTTATCCCAATTACGGATGGATAAGAGTCAGTAACGGAACAGTAAGTGGTTTTGCACCTTATATCAGTTATTCCGCTGGAACTTTTACATTGGCTGTAAACGCTATTACAGCAGACACAAACATTGTGAATCCGCAAACACGGCTTGCTATTACGCCCGATGCGACTTACAAAGCATATATTTGGACTAAGGCAGGTACTCACCGTTTCAATAACGCTGCCTCCGGTTCGTCAAGAGACCATATGACACAAGTTCACTTTAGCGGATTTTTAGATGCTGTAGATAGAACAAAGCCGATTGGCGCAGTTGGATGGAATGGCGAAGCGTATTCTTACTTGAATTCATACGAGGCGAGTAATGAAATTGGGGCAAACTTACACCCTGCTGGACTCGGTGCTTGGCATCCATTTTTAGGTTTCAATCCATATGGCGCTGCTGAGTCTTGCTTTGGTGGAAGCGCACCGTTTGGAAGCATAGAGTCACCTTCTATAGATTTTTACAGTGACTATTGCATTAGTGGTTTATTTAGCCGACATCTTGTTGCGGTCACTCACGAAAGCGAGTTACCTATCATTGCTAAAGCAGATAGAGATGGTATTTCGTGTGCAGGTGATTGGTTACATGTTGCACAAACGAATAACATTGCACACGCAGGTACAGTTGAGATTGATACTGATGCAGTTCACAACAAAAGTCGCTATGTCGGGCCAGCCACTGCTGGGCCTCATGTTGAAGCACAGATGCACTCTGCATTCGCATTACCAACCTCATCTTCGGACTACCCTGCTGTAGGTAGTGCGCCTACTGATGTTCAGTTACACAGAACCATACAAAATGGAGATATGGTGCGAGCAAACGCTTGTAATTTCCCAACAGGTGATTTGTTTTGGGATGAGTCGGTGGTCAAGAATTCAGGATTCCACGAAGATGCTGGTACTTATGCAGTAGAATGTATTGGTATAACAGGTCGCAATCACTATCTTAACATCAGTGCAAGTTCGGCTACAATGCCTCATAACGGACTTTACGGCTATTACAATGCAAGAAGTGCGGCTCGTAACTTCTTACCCGAACATGTTGTTTGGAAGCGTATGGATGGCGGTAGCCTCACTATGCCTGCTGTCAATGCAAGAGGATTAGGTATGATACCCTTTGTCACTCGTAAAGACGGTGCTGAATACAAAATGGTCGGTGAAAAGATTCTCGGTAATGTTCGGTTTTCTTTTGAAACCACTAACGCTGCTATGTTCCCTATCATACAAGCACAGGAACTATCACATCCGCAATTAGCCGAGCAACACCCGCTTGAAATTAGAAACGCACTGCTGATTCCTAACGAACACGAGCAATTTCAAAGTGTCAATGTTGTAGACGATACTGGTCAAGAACATATTTTGGAAGGTGGAAGTCCTCTTGGTACGGTGATTATGGACTTTAGGCATATCAGTGATAGAGACATTGAAGGACTCGCACCTGCGTTGGCTGGCGCTGGTGTCAATCCGAATCTCAAAATCCGCTTACCTAACCCCGATGAAATTCCCGGCAACATCGTTGTCCGTTCCGGCTTTGACCGTATTCAAGCATACCAAAACGAAACAATTGGTTCAGGTGGTCTACAACACCCTGCTCAAGGTGCGACTCAAATTCGTCACATGTTTGAAAACGAGTACGCAGGCCCACGCCTATGGCCTACATGGGAAAACAACGGATGGGAACATCTTAGCCAAGACGCATCGGATGTCGCTAACAACCGACTCAAATTCCCAGCATCAAGTAGTGAAGGTTGGTCTGACCATAGTAGCGATGCACCGCTACAATCCGCTTACGAACCACATGACCGTAGTTTATTCTTCCATGTAACTCGCATGGGTGTATCAATGACACACCGATACGATGTTGATGAATTAGACTACAGTAGTTATTCAGGTAGTGTCGTTACAGTAGGAACAGCGCCCGAATCCGCTGTATGGCAAGATACATCCGAACAGAGTGGTGGAAGATGGTTTATGCGAGTCTATGACCCTGCGACAAACAAAGGTGTCATTGCTTCTTACACAGGAGTTAGCGGTTCTACTTTTACAGGTGTCGTTTACAGCCCTGACTTTGTATCTTTCGTAACAGGAAAGAGCGGTCTCAAAGTCGTACCTTCTTACTATTTACCTGCCGGAAGCACTCGTATGTTTGCAGCAAGAAGATTGCGTGACCATAGTGAATACAGCGGTGCAAGCCCTGATATGCCTGCTACTAATTGGTTCAAACTCTACGATTCTTTACCAGCATCAACTGGTGCGATGACAGAGCCATCTATTCCTTACACATACCTAACAACACCAAAGATGACACCAATGCCGATTCCAAGAATGGGTCATCACTATGTCAATCCCACAATGGCATTGATGCCCGGTCATTATGCACACCCTGCTTACCAGCGCATGTATAGCCTTAACACGGCTTGTCAAAGTGCTAATTACAGCCCAATGAGTGACAATTACATCGGTACGCTTGAGGCTGCTCGGCTATCTACGACAGAAACACTCAGTTCATACGGAATTGTAAAAGACCCATTGATTTGGTTCTCTACTCCAACCGCTGCTTTCAGTCCAAGTGACATACATGGTGGTGCGTTTACTCTACTAACTGAGACAAAAGTCAAGTATGAAGGCTACGGTATTGCCGCCAGTAGCGGTGCAAACGCTGGTGATATTAATGCAGAAGGAGGGCATACACTTGTCCTTGAGGCAGCGAACACCTATACATTCAACAACCATTTCCCCGACCCACTTGAAGTAGGTGCTTACCAAATTATCATTCAGCCGAATGTATTCAAGCAACAGTTGAAGGGATTCCACCGCAATCATAGCGAGGCTACAAAAGCACCAAGCGAAGCGGGTACGAAAGTTACTGAATTAACGGGTCAACAAGTCAACACGGTTATTGCTATTGAGAAAGATATGGGAACACGAGGGGCTTACGCACTCATCCTCGCAGAAGCGATGATGGCTGATGTGCGTGGCTGTGAGATTATACTTAACGAAATTATCTTGGACATTGAACCCGACGCAGGTAGTCAGTTTACAAATTTAGCACCACTTGCGTTATACAATCCACTTGGCGTTCAAGAAACCTCAAGTCCAAGTTTCACACGCAGAAGCATACCTTACCGACCCGGCATGTTTCAAAGCGCCACACCGGGTTACACAGTTACCATACCGTGGTGGGGTATTTTGCACAAAGACGGGGCAGCCTCATCCGCTGCTGATAAATTCCGACACATAGAGTGGCATAAGCCCGATAACTACTATGAATTCTGTAGAGTTGGCTACGGCTCAGTTGGTGCTCAATTGACACTCGCAGGCTATCCTACAAGTTATCTTGACATATACGAACCACATATGCGAATCAAGAGCATCAACCCTAACTGTATTGTTGCATCAGCCGATTCGGTTGCCAACACAATCACTGTTGATAATAACGAATTATTCCCAGTCGTACCCTATTACGGTGAGAAGTTGATGTATTACAAAAACGGTATTCGTTATACTGCGACTTATACCAACCGAACAGGAACGCTCGCTTACCCTACACTCGGAGATGCGACGGTCTTTGAGGGAGTGGCGGCTGACCCTTTGTTTTGGGCAAATATCGGGTCAGGTACAATCCTACAAATAACAAAGGCTTATGATAACGGTGACGCTTCTACCATGTATATTGATTCTACAAAGAGCATCATGACCCGTTCCCTTCCTCAATTAGCCAATGGTAGCCGTGATACCAACTCACTCAACCCACCCGATGCATTCCTCTGTATGTGGCATCCTAATCTTGGTCGGCCATATACATGGTATAGCGACGATGCCAGCCGAGCCTACTACAGTAACAGCGGTACGGCTGATACACCTGTCAACAAGATAGGCTACAACCATATCCCTGAGCACTTTGAAACGATTCATTACCACGACTTCAACTATGTAGCAAGTAAAGGGCCATTTGCGTTAGGTATGAAATGGATTAAGCCCGAAGGCACAGGTGCATTATTCACCGCAGCCCAAATTGACGCTGACGCATCACTTGAGCATCAAGGTGGAACGGTTGGTTCAAATAAATACAATTTCTTTGGATTTTGGGCAGGCGGTAGTCACGGTGGCGGTGCAGTAAGTCGTTTAGAGTCTTATGGTCATTCGCTTATCGGATGGGGAAGTGATACCTTCGGTATGGATTGCGGAACTTACCAAGATTCTACAGGCATCGCTACTTTGTCATTACCGAGTGATAGAAACCGATGCTTTGGTTACCGAATGGCCGTGAGGCAATTGTATAACCGCCCCCGCTGGTCTATGTACGAAAGAGGTTGGCTTGAAGTAGCAAACAGTAACGCTATGCTTGGCTACTATAATGGGCCACTTATCCAGCACGATTCTAAGACAGACGGTTGGGATTCAGGCGTGGACTTTGATGCTCTGTATGTCGGTATTTTAGAACGGATTACTCAAGTGTCAAGTCTTGTCGGGCAAGACCAAATCGGAAGGCAGGTTCGCTACAGCGATGGTCGTCGTATGACTGGGCCATTCGGCTGCCCTGTGCGAACTCTACGCAACGCATCAACAACGACCCGCTTGTTCCCTAACGATGAGGCTGGTCAAGGAATTGAAGAGTTGGCACAAGCACACCGACACTACATGGTAGATTGGTGGGGCAACACTCGTGGAGAAGATGTCAGGCGTTTCCCTGTAAGAGGATTCGGGCTGCGGCCATCTTGGGATGCAGAAGATGCTTATGCCGATACGAATGTCTCACACCGACCATCTGCTCTGTTTGGTGGAGATGGAAATGACCGATATAGTGGTAATGATAACACTGATAACAATACTGCGACCAATATGGATAAAGTTGACTGGTTCAACCCTGCCAGTGCTTTGAGAGTCGGTGACAGAGGGGATGGTCGTGGTGTTCGCTGGCCGACTGTGTTTAACGAAAGTTTGCTGATGGATGTTAGTGAGCGATTTGACGCTACGGGTTTGGTTCTCAGTCATAGTACGGCTGAGCCTATCGTTGGTCAAGGACTTGTAAGACCAAGTAATCTTGCTCTCCAAGCAGGTGAAGTTGAGCGTGGTATTAGTGACCGTGTTGATTTGAATTCGGATGATGGTTTGCTCAAGCCATCGGCCAATGTAGGTGAGGCGACTGAAACGGTCAATGCTGATACGAGAGGGGCTGAGGCTGTATCAAGAAACGATGTTAGATTAGGACTTGATGTAGATACGCTTGCTGAACTCAATGATGGAACAAGTCGTGAATATGTCGTTATGTCTACCGAAGCACATAGCCTTCACACAGACCGAGAGATAGGTCAGCGTACAAATTTAAGAGGCGCATACGATGTTGGTAGTAAAACACTCAAAGATTTGGATATGACTTCGTTAGACTGGTCGGACAAGCCTGTAACTGGAGTAGTCAAGCATTCTAATGCACATGCTATGTGGCCGCTCGGTGGAACTTATGTCATTGAATGGAGTAAGTATGATGGTGTGATTGATGTCAAAGGTTGGGGTAAAGCCGGTTCATCTTCATCTTCAAACCCATATCAAGACGCAGACCACGACCCAACTCTTGAAAATGTCAACTATACCGATGAAACTGTTCAATTCCTCTATAGACCAGCACACGGACTTGATTACAAACATAGCCAAATGTTCCGAGCATTCATTGATACCATAGGGCCACAGAGCGGTGCTAATTTCTATAGAGCAACAGCCGGTGGTAAATACGGTTTGTTTGTCAGCGATGCCCCAAGTGCAAGAGTAGGCACACCTAATTTACCACCGTATGCACCTGTTTATACGCTTGACCCAACTTCCAGTTTGACAGTTCCCGACAGTCAAGGCCCGAAGATTCAAGGTGTTGAGGTAACGGGTTACGATAAGTCGGATATTCGTTCACCTGTTGCAAGGATGGTTATGTCGGAGAATACGCTTGAACACTTCCGAGCCGACGCAAGTCGTCGTTCTATAGACGATGATGAAGGTGATTACAGCGTTCAACCAAGATTCAGTCAAACCTTGCACCCGAAGGGTAGTAAAGAAGATGCATCTTTTAATACGAGCGACCATAGTGGAGAGTGAAGCGTATGACACCGATGGAGGAGGCTTGGTTGGTGTTGAAGCGTCAAACGAAACTTGGTGAACACCACCCCGATTTACCAAGCCCCTATGGTGAAGTAAAATACTATCATGGTACTCCAAGTACCGATAGACTTTCATTTATGCGTACAGGTATTGAACCAAGAAATACATTTGTAAATCAAGGTCAAAAGGGAAATGAAGCCTTTGTGTCTGACAACCCTATGTCAGCGAGAGCATATGCGGGTGGAGATGTTTATACTGATGATTTTGCACCCGGTATGGTGATTGGAGTAAGAGGTGAGCCTGAAGGGTTGAAAGGTGGAGATATGGGTTACTTTTCCACTGCTCAAGGAATACCGCCTGAAAGATTAGTTTTTTTACCTAAATCATATCGTGATTTAAGACCTGACCGTGAATGGCTAAAGAGCCTTCCACCGTGGGAGGGAAGCGTATGACACCGATGGAGGAGGCTTGGTTGGTGTTGAAAGAGATGCGACAAATGAAGTTGTATAATTACATAGAGGACTACCCCGGTAAAGAGCCTGTAACGGCCTTTAGGGGTATTCACGGTGGGCGTGTTGCTCAAAACATGAGTGAAGGTGTGCAACCTCAACCTGCTGAAAAATGGCATACAAACCCCTATGAAGAAATTGCGCCCTTTTCAATTAGCGGAAAGGGGTCATGGTGGGCTAAAGGAAACACACCTCAAGCGCACGAAGGGGCTTCGGCTTTTGCAGCAGTGAGTGACCCTGTGGGGATGGTAATGGGTTATCGTGGGAAACTCCCGAATCCAATTAACCGAATGGCAATAGACCCTTCATCTGCTTTACTTGGGCATATAGAATACGAATCATTGCCAATGGATTTTGAAGAGTCGTTTGCACAACATCAAACAAATCTTGACCCTGATAAATTGGTATGGACAAAGCCAAGTGGTATATGGGAGGGAAGCGTATGACACTGGGTAAGAATCTTTCAACTGGTCGCTTTGATGCTGACCAAGATTCTGTTATGAAAGTCGTGCGTAAGCCACGCTTCGTAGATAACGCTGTGCGGCATGGAGAATATTCCAAAAATGTCAACGGTTTTGTTGTTAGCCGACCAACCGCCAGTGATTTTGTACCAACCGCAGAACGACGATACAAGTTGATTGAAGAGGAAGATACCATCCGTTTGCTTCACAATCCGACAGAAGGTATGCGTTACGAAGGTGCAGTATTTTTTGACAAAGATAAAGTGAACACTTCAAGCACTTTACCTTCGTTAGTTATGGGAAGCGAAAACCCTAACCAACTACTTGCTGTATCACAAATACAAGACGCTACAAAAGGAACAAGGTATCGTGTTGAAAACCTAAAAGGTCGTGATTTACGAAGCATCGGCTTTACCGATAAAACCATCCATTTCGCTCAAAAAATTGGCGTGGGCTTGCGAACATCCGATTTGGCTCATCGTGTCGCTAAGGCTAATACCAGCGCCATCAATGGCGTAAAGGCCAATGTTAGCACTGGTACTTTTTTGGCTCAAGATTTCTATGGCGTTGAAGCATTTAGCGCACTTCGTTATTTAGCAAAGCATGATGGCTTTAGCCCTAAAAGTGACAGGTTTGGAAATGTCTGCTATTTCCCTCAAAACCATGTAGAGCGTGAATTTTTTGTCGGTGAAAACCGTGTTCTCGGAGGCACGATTGAGGAGGTAAATGAAAATACACCGAACCGTGTCATTGTGCGTGGGAAAACTATCGCTAACAATTATGAAAATGTTATCCAAGTAGATGACTTTGGTCGGCAGGCTGATGGCATTAACGAAGTTCCCGGTGGAATTCATGCGCCTACGGCTGTGACAAAGGCCAGTGCGAAAGTTATCGGTCAACGCATGCTAAGAATGGCAAAGAACGCTACTGGTAGTCGT